GTGTAAGATGAACTAGTACTAAAATGTAATATAGATGTAATAGCGTAGGGCTTAAATATGAAATAGATGTGACAGCTTAGGGTTCCCGGTAATAAACCAAGCCTAGCCCGACCATTGGGAATTCATTTTGCCTGACTGGGTAGGTCATCCGTATATGCGTGACCAATCTCATTGCGTTTCAATTCAATTCGTATATATGTATGTGTGACTACCTATCCTTGAGAGCATAGGATTCCTCCCTGTGCTGTCTGTCACTTTACCTGTGATGCATTACACCTGCCAATCCCATTGCAGGAAATTCCTTTGAATGTTTTTGAATTTGTTTTACCTCTCCTGTTCCTGTATGTTATTATATACCTTATACGTATATATGCGTATATATATGTAATGACGTTACCTGTCATTGCTAAAGTCCTTAGCTGTCCTTTACTAAATTACTTAGCTGAGACTGTCAGGTTGATGTGGCACATCTGCCATACAAATGTTAAAGCCTTAGCAAATACCTGTATTGATTTTCAATGCGTTACAACTTAATTGTTAAAGTTTGCCTGAATATTTGGATTGTGTGTGTTTACAATCTTATGTTTGCATTGTCAATCACGATAACGATTGATTAGTTCTTTTCAGCATTGCCTCCGCACACCTCACCTCACTAAGTGACTTAGTCCCTGCGGAACATTTGGTAACGATACGAGCATGAAGAATGCCAAGTTACCTGAGGTTAACTTCCTCAGCAGGTACACACACCTTGCCTCACTAAGCAACTTAGTCCCTGTGTACTTTCAAATCAGTTCCTTCGTGGTATCATAAGACTACGATTGTATATAATGCGTCAAACCTGTGCTTCGTTACAGTTAGGATGTTGGGATGAACAGCCGAAGGGACTCATCTACTGCATGGACCATTAGTGTATTGACCTGTCTACACCTACTCCATAACGCATAAGTAAAAGATATCTACAGGTATGCTTCCTGTACTGACGAGTCACAGCATGACGAAATATCAAACACACACAAATGAAAGAAACAACAACATTTTGCAAAGAAATGTCAGAGAATTTTAATTCTCTTAATGAATTAATAGAAGAATTGAAATATCCTAATTTATACTTATTAAAAAGAAAAACTGAAACTTCTATTTTGTCTGAATTAATGATAGAAATCAATAGATGCTATAATTTGACAGCAGATAGGAGAGACGAAGTAACTAACTAAAAAAAACAATCAACATGGGAAAGTTTATGTTAACAAGATTCTCAACTAAGTGTGCAGAGACAGGTAAGAGGATAGACAAGGGAGAGTATATATACCTTGACTGTGAGACAAAGAATGCATATTCTCTAGAGTCCAGCAGGTATGCTCAAGAGAGAGCAAACACATCTGAGGCAGACTACATCATTGCACAGGAGAATGCATACTACCAAAGGCTTTATTCAAATTTCTAATCAATAAAAAAAACAACATGAAAAAGTTAATCAACACAGTTCCTGTCCTGTTCCTGACAATCATCGTAGCATTTGACCTTACACAAATCATCTGTTACACATTCTTCCCTAAGTCAATCGTATCACAATCAATTCAATCATTAATCAATTCAATCTAATCAACATGAGAAAAGCAATCTGCCTAGCATCCGCAATCTTTTATTTCTTCGCATCGTTCGTCATCCCTTACATGTTCCTAGCATTCACAGAGCCGACAGGAGCAAACCTGACCTGTATGTGTATGCTATTTTTAATGTCAGTATTAGGATGCTACGGATACGGAAGTACCTACATGGAAATTAAAAATAAGAACAATTAGTGTTTGTAAACATTCAATCATCAATCAATCAAATCAATATGAAAAAGTCAACAAGAAAGTTCGCAGTAATTAATCGTCAAAGGTCTAACGACAAGTTCATTCTACCTATGAATTTAGATGCCTTAAGGCATATCCTGTCACTAGATTCTGAAGTAGGTGAAGACATATGCCTAGAGCAAATTAACATAGGATATAGCTCTAGTGATTCATACAAACCACTACTAAGGATGGCAAAAAACACTAGATGGACTGATGTATTAACAGTTAGGAACAGAGAGAACTACAGCTACTACGGAAGCTATAGGTATATGAGACTGATAGACGTAGACGTAAAAATTACTGAGAGACTGTTTGAATGGATGCAAAGTTACACAAACCTTAAATGGATTGAAGAAGACAACAAGCAGTTCATACTTGTTGATGAGTCCATGATTCCTGAAGGGATGACAGAGTCATTTGTAAAAAAGAACAAGCTAGTAGGTAAGGATGACACACAGGAGATATATGGTGATGCATCAATCATGTCCTACCACTACTCTCAATGGCATCCTGAAGTTGAGAAGCAGTTCACCAAGTTGATGGACAGTACAGAAGGAGCAGTGAACTTTGGCTTTGAGGCAGAGAAGGTACACGAGGAACTTGCTGAGGACGGAATTGCAATGAAGTTAGCACACGAGACAGGATACAAGAAAGAGTATGACGGAAGTCTTGGTAGTGAAGGATTTGAACTTATCTCTCCTGTCCTACCACTATTCAATCAGCAGGTAATTGATGAGTCAATATCTCCTGTGAGAGAGCTACTTAATGCAGACACAAACGACAGATGCGGAGGACACATCAACATATCTAAGAACGGATTTAATTCAAGGGACATACTCAAGGCAGTGAAAGGAAGTCTTCCAATCCTGTACATGATATACGAAAAGAGAATGGGAAACAGGTACTGCGAGGCAAAGAAGTTCAGCACATATCTCAGAAGACCACAGAAGTACTCTGCCTGTTATCTTAAGAACAATAGCATACTTGAGGTCAGATTGTTCCCTGCAATTAAAAATACATCTGTACTACAGAACAGGATTGAACTTATGAGAATGATAATGGGAGAGCTGTACGGAAAGTCTGCAATCAAGGTACTTCTTGAACTTGCCAATCCAACAACAAACCTTCATAACTTCATCCTGAACAGACTACTTAACGGAAGCAGAGACAAGATGATAAACAAGATAAAGATGTTTGTTGACCTGTCAGAGAGATACGGATGCGGAAAGATTTCAATGCCCACTAAGAAAAAGATAAACAAGTTGATGCAGTCAGAGATATTCAACATACCTGTCCCTGTAGCACAGGTCACACAGGTAGTTCCTGAAGTAGAACAGGAGACTGTACAGACTACAGACGAGAATATCAATGTATCATTGGAAAGTCCTACAGATGCATACGACAGTCACTATACAGCGTACATGAATTCAAACGACTACCTGTTTCAATCTACAGACAATGAAGTTAGAGATGCATTCGTAACTGTTGATGAGGCAGTAACAACATACAATGCTGGACTTCCTCCAAACGAATTGTTCTCGGCAATACTAGACAGGTCAATATCATCACAATGTCACATTCAAAGAGAAGTAGGTCAGGAGCATTTTGATAGACTTATTAGAGAGTTTACTTGGAGGTTTAATGACACAAGACAAGATAACACGTCTGATGAGAGGGTAAAACGTACAAGTATTGTTATGTCACTTAAGACTTTCTTTATAGCTAAATACTTCCTGACACGTATTGACATATCGTCCTTATGCAAAAGGATACAGGGGATTGTAAGAGTAGGAGATGAATATGTTTTCTACCTAATCAATAGAGACGAGAACGGAAATGTTGTAGGTATGTTCGGTGAGAGGGGAGAAGGCATTCAGTGGAAGATTGAAAAGAGACAGGCAGAGAATTCGTACAGACTCTTTAAACTTAACACCATTAGTATAGATTGATGATTGATGTAGGGGATGAGGACATCCAATACTCCCCTACTTTTTTTTGTCAAACAAGATTTATTTATTAACTTTGCATTCACCAAAATATCAAACCATATGTGTACATTCTTCGTAAAAAAACCAAATCAGAGAATCAACAAAGAGCATTTCGTAAACATCATAGACAACAATCCGCAGGGCTTTGGATTCGTCTATACCACAGGAACTAAATTGATGATAGTTAAGTCACCTTCACCTGATGCTGAAGTCATGTGGAAGAAGTTCTGTGACGCAGAGAGCAAGTTCCCTAAGTCACATTTCATCGGTCATGGCAGGATTGCTACAGGCAGTAAGTTGACAAATGAGAATACCCATCCGTTTCTTGTCAACAAGGGACTAGCAATAGTACATAACGGAATCCTTAGAGACTTTCCATCTACTGCACAGAAGTCTGACACAGTACAGTATATTGAGCAGGTACTTAGAAAGATGCCTACGGACTTCTACAAGAACAGGTCAATCATGGACATGGTAGGCAGAGACATATCAAGCAGTAAGTTTGCAATGCTTACTGTAGAGAACAAGGTATATGTAGTCAATCGTCACCTATGTGTAATTGATGGTGTGTCAGGTGTGCTGTTCAGCAACAGCAACTTTAGAGCTACAGAGTACTTTGATTATGGAGGCAAGAAGGTAGCTAAAGTTGACTTCGGTAAAAAGAACAAGTCATACCAATATCAGAATTCAACTATACACAAGCAAAGTGAGATAGGATTTCATGTTGACTCTGAATCATGCGAGATTCAAGAAAATACCTTCAGCGACTGGATACATTGTGAAGACTGCAAAGACTGGGTAAAGAAGCATGAGTTTAGCTACGAATGGGGTGTATGTAATAAGTGTGAGGACGAATACGGACTTAAGGATACAAAGAACGGATACAAGACAGTACAAGGTAAGTACGAAAGCGAATTGAATTACTGCGATGACTGTGGCATGAACGTAGCATCTCATTCATATGAGGATTGGAGGATATGTGACCTATGCATAGGCAACTACAAGAAAGAAGACAGCAATCAGGGACTTCCCTTCTAAAACTAGGTGTTTGATATGTATGGTACGGAGGCAAGGTTTCGTCCTGCCTCCTCTTTTTCTTAACAATAAAAATATAAAGTATGGCAATGTCAATACAAGGACAGGAACTATTCACATCAGCACTATCTAGAATAGTCGTAGATGTAGCTATTCAAAACAATCCTGAATATAATAAATTCATGGATGGTATTATCTCATCTCTCATAACTATGGCTAAGGTTGAGGACATGATTGATGAGCATGACATACCAATAATAATAAATATAATTAACAACAGGGCTAAGGAAATGCTTACCATAATTAATATGGAAGGAGAGAACATCAGTGACGACATTGATGACATTATAAACAGAGCACTAAATTCAGATAACTAAAAAAACAATTCCTCATCAAATCAAATAAAAATGAAAGTATTCAGAATCAACACAACAGCCTACGAAGAGCAAGACTTCTATCTAATGACCACGCTTAGTCCTTCACAAATCAAAATCGTTATTGAGCCAATGGTTCACAACGAAAGGATTAACGATGAGTTCTTTGAGAATGACGAGTACGTACTTGAACTAAGGAAAAGGTTCCCAATGGAAGAGGTTATACTATACACAGACTTTCAAACACTAACCTTCTAAATCAAATAAAAATGACAGAGATAAAAATGCAAGAGCATTCTTAAGTAGCAATGGTTACTATACTGAAAATCTTTAATGTATTGATGACCTAATGCAAAACTACGATTCAATTGATAAAATTTACATCTAAAAAAAACAAACATGAAAACAAACACAACAGAAACAGAACTTAACTTGTCATCATTTACAGACCTTACACCATACGAAAGGCAGATATTTATTGCTGAGCTATACCATAATGCTTGGTATTCTCAGGATAGATACGAATATCTTTATGACCTATTTAATAACTGGAGAAGCAATCCAGTGAAGGAAAAGAAGTTCTTTGGAGAGACAGATAACAATATAAATGACATAACGTATGAGAAGTAATCCTAAATTTTATTGCACAAGATGTAGTGGTGACGGGGGTTGGATGGATTTTGATTCAATAGAGAACATAGAAGTATACTATGAATGTCCTGACTGTAATAGTACAGGTATGCTAAAAAATAAAACTATAAAAGATGAGCACACAGAAGGAGACGGAAGTATTAAATACAATGCTAAGAATAATGTCAACACTATTCATGGAGGTTGACGAAGTACATGATGGAAATCCTTTGGTAAAAAAAGTAAGGATGTCTCAGATATCTGTCATGCTTGGTTGTATTACAGAGTTAAGCAACTTTAATAAGGAGCAAGTAATTGAATCTTTTAATTCAATATTTAAGGAGTGTGTCAGTGACTTCTCACGAGAAAAGAGGGTATCTGATGGGGACGACTTATTAAATAAAATACTTAACAATGAAAAAGAAGACTAAGATATTGGTTGACTTAATAATACTTATTGTTATGTCTTGGCTTGTGTACGATAAGGACATACCAATAATTGATAACATAGCTATGTCAGTTCCGTTTATATTTATTTATGGGTTAATGTACTTAATACTAAGATGATTATGGAAGATTTATACTTTGAGAAAAACGAAAATATAGTAAGAAGAGCAAGACAGACACTGAAGAAGATATTTTTGTACAGTGGTTCTGAAGATGTTAGCGAATATAATATCAAGAGATGCCTTGATGAACTTGGTGTACTGTGTGATATAGTTGAAAGAAACAGAGTTATAAAAAATGAAATATTAAATATTCAAAATCCTGTTACAAACATAATCAACAATGCAATACAGATAGTAGAAAGGGTATCTTCTCAAGAGAAGAAAAAACTTAATTCTATTGAAGAGTTCTTTGAGAAGTATAAGAAGGACAACAGCATCAAAGATGTAGACTTCGGTCTTGCTGGATTCTATAAAAAAAGAAAGAAAGAATGTGTGTATAACAGGGCTATGTTCTCAAGACTTGCCTCATTAAGAGGGTATCCTCAACGTGAGATATCAAGGATACTTAAGATTGAGAGGAGTGTTGTTTCTCACTATTTACATTATTATAAAATACCAAATTTTGTACATGAAGAATCTAATTCAAAATATATCAGACGAGTTGACTACAGAATGTAGTCGGCTCAACAAGAGGTGTATAATTACAATTGTAGACCTTGATAAGTCATCCCATTCAAAGATGATTTCATTTGTATCCGAGAAGATATCTAAAATGTTTGATATAAATCTACCAAACATAAAGAACTGGAAGAAAACAACAAACGAAAGAAATGCCAAAAAGATGATAGTTTTCTTACTTGTTAATAGGCTATCTATCCCTATCAAGGATGTAGCTATGCATCTCGGAATCTCATCTCAGTCAATTTCATATATGTCACTAAATCCATTCGGTGTATATAAGATTGAAAATTATGAAAATATTGTCTATGAAATAGAGGATGAGCTAAAAGAAAGACTATATTTGTCGCCTTAAATTTAGTTATATGAAAGATGATTCTTTAGAGAGAGAGGTATTAATTAATAAGATAAATAAACTATATGCAGAGATTGAGAGATTAACTAAAGAGTTAAGAAAACTTGTACTAAACATTAGATAATGTGTTGTATATGACATTAATACGTACGTATTTGTGTATTATATGACCTATAAAACCAATCATCATGGAAAAAAGCTACTACGCAATCATACCTGCATCAGTTAGGTATGACAACAGGCTGTGCCCTAACGCAAAACTTCTATATGGAGAGATAACTGCCCTATGTAATGAGAAGGGATACTGCTGGGCAACAAATTCATATTTCAGTGGACTATATGGTGTATCAAACAGGTCTGTAGTTAACTGGGTTAATTCACTTGAACTATGTGGTCATATATCAATAAACTATGACCACTATACCATGTCTGGTGGCGGTGTGTCAAATAGCAACTATACAAGGAGGTTTATTATGCTATCTGGAGATATGCCAGACGGAAGGGTAAGTGTGAAAAAATCTTCCAAAGGGGGTGAAATTAATTACTAGCTATGTGAAATAAACTTCATGGGGGTATTGAAAAAATCTTCATGGGGGTATGAAAAAATCTTCATGGGGGTATGAAAAAAACTTCACACATAATAATACAAGTAATAGTACAGTATAATAATACAAGTAATAATAAAATATAAACTATAAATAGTACTATAATGAACAGCGAAAATAAGTTACCTATATATGTCTCTGTGTATCAGAACAAGAGTTCTGTAGATTCTCCTAATAATGTATCACTTGAGTATGTGCTAAATTGGATAAAGGTAGGCAGGTGGTCTAAACAGGTAGACTCAGTAAGAGCTACAGGAGAAGGTAAAGGTGACCTTCCATGTGTAACATGGGCTGGAATATTTCATAGTGGGAATAGAAATGAGACTGGTATATCTGAGTTCTCAGGATTTGCTCCTATGGACTTTGATATGAAGGAGTTTGATGAGTCTGACATAGTTGAGCAAATTTCAAGCCTTAAGGAAGACCCACACGTATATGCTATATGGAGGTCTGCTTCAGGTAAGGGAGTTCATGCACTGATGAAGATACATTCCAGTGAGAACTATAGAGCTCACTATAGGGCTATAATAAAGAACTATCCAAGTATAGATGAGAAGTGTAGTAATATATCAAGGATACTATTTATAAGCCATGACCCTGAGCTATATGTAAACGAAGATGCTCTTGACTTTACTGAGCTAATTGCTGAGGAGATATTATCACTGTCTTCTATGCCAACTAAGGCTGACAAGACAGACTTTAGAAAGCTAGAGTTAGTATGTAATATGTTTCTTAATGCTCAGGTTGGGGAACGTAACGACAAGATGTTAAGGGCATCTAGACTTCTTGGTGGTTTTATTACAGGAGGAATCATTCAGGAGGACATAGGAAGGTCTGCACTACTTGGTGCACTTGAGCACAGGAGATATGAGTTAGGCGAGGAGGACTACAGGTCTGCAATTAAGACTATGGACAATGGAATTACTCATGGTAAACTTTCCCCTATCCATGAGATTCAGGACGAGTTCCTTAAGATATCACTGGCAGAAGCAATAAAGGAGGAGGACATACTAAAGTTCACACAAAGTGAAGAGGAAGGACTAGACTTCTTGATGAAGTATAAGAGAGGTGAGTTTGACAGGGGATTAGATACAGGATATCCTGAGTTTGACCCACACTTTAAGTTTATAAAGAAGGCACTTACGGTTGTTCTTGGTCATGGACATAGCGGTAAGACATCTTTTGCACTATGGATGTGTATCTTATCTGCCAAGTCTCATGGTTGGAAGTGGGCAATATATTGTGGAGAGAATTCAGTTGAATCTGTTAGACTTATTCTAAACCAATATAACATGGGTAAGAGAGTTGAGGACGCATCTTTTATGGAGATTCAGAAATCAAACAGATGGGTAAGTAATAAGTTCGTAATACTAAAGAACGAAGATTTACTTGAGCCTATTCAGGTGTTAGACTTAATTGATAAGGTAAGGTCTGTATATTCAATTGATGCCTGCCTTATAGACCCATTTAATTATTTAAAACTTGCAGGTAAGGAAAGATACAATTCAGTCATAGAGGCATATACATTATTCAGAAATTACTGTCTTAGGACAGGTATAAACCTGTGGTTAGCTGCACATACAAATACAGAAGCTCAGAGGGAAGATAAGATGCCTACGGCTGCACAGGCAGAGATGGGTTCTATGTTATTTAATAAGGCTGACCAGTTCCTCTGTGTTCATAGAACTACTTGGGAGGATGACGACCACACGATAAGGAACAATGCCTGTCAGGTATATGTAGCCAAGACAGACAGAGACCAGCTGTATGGATTGATAAAGGGTAAGTATAAGGAGCCTATTGAACTTAGGTATACAAGGATTGGATTTACAGATAAACATAATATGTTTCCTTACGTAAGCCACAACGACCAACAGACTAAAATATTGTTCTAAGTTTAGTTGTTTGTATACAAAATATATTTATCTTTGTTAAAATTAAAACATGAAAAAATTGCTACAGTCGTATTACCCTGTTTTGTGGGGGTACAAGCCAAAAGGTATGTGCCCAGTACAATCTGAGGGTTATTTTATGGGTTATTACTTTTATTTCAGTGCTAGGTTTGATAAGATTTCAATTGACTTCGCTAATTCAAATCAAGATTGGTGGGATGGCAAGATAGTGTTCTATACCATCCTAAAGGATACTTATGGTATGTATGATGCTGGATACTATCCATTGAATAAATGCACCAATTTAATATATAAGGGTTTCTTTCTTTTTATGATATATAAAATATTTAAAATAAAACTATGACTGTTACATATAAGAATAGATACAATGACAGCATTGAATTTAATGAAGTTGAAGATGGAAAGGTATTAATGAAAGGTTCAAAATTTTTAAGATTTGGTTTTGATGAATATCCTACAGAGGTTAATATGGTAGACCCATCAGGAGGACCTTACATTGCACTAGGTAGTAATTTAAAATTGTTTTTTGAAGATGAAATAGATAGATTCGTATCTGAAATAAAGATACTTGATGGAGATGCAAAACACTTTGGAGATAATGTTGACGTATTATTTACATTAAAAAATAACTAATAATGATTATTTCTTTGTCTGGGTACGCTAAGTCTGGTAAGGATACAGCTGCCGAAATAATAGCATTAAACTATTCTCAGTTTAAGATTAAAAAGTTCTCTGGTAAGCTAAAGCAGGTTGCAAGTATATTGACAGGTATACCGGCAGAACTGTTTGAAAATCAAAATGTAAAAGATAGGTATATAAGTGGTTGGGACATGACAGCAAGAGAACTACTTCAAAGACTTGGAACAGATGCAGTTAGGGATAACTTGCATCAAGACGCTTGGGTAATGTCTTTATTTGCTGATTATCATCAAAATGATAGTTGGATTATTACGGACTGTAGGTTCCCTAACGAGTACGACTACGTAAAAAAGTTTGGAGGAGTTACAATTAAAATTGTAAGATATGGTGTGGACGCAGTTAATTCACACACATCTGAGACTGCACTTGACTCATACGAGTTTGATGAAGTTATATACAACAATGGTTCTATAACAGAATTTAGGGAGAAAGTTATTGAAGTAATAAATAAATACATAAACAATGACAGCGACATTTTATTTTAACATGGATGACCCTGATGATGCAATGGCTCATTTAAGGGTAACAAAGTCTAGAGAGATGGCTTTAGTTATATGGGAACTTGTTCATAATTCAAGAATGACATTATTGAATCATGTCAGTAATGAACTTGAAAGAAATAAAGACCTAACACATTATGATGCTGTAAATTTAGTTTTTTATAGAATTAATGAAATACTTGAAGAACAGGGTATAAAAATTGACGAATTAATTAATTAATATGGACATCAGAAGACTTGGAATGGAGTTCGCATCTCTATGTAATCTCATGAAGGCTGCATCTTTATATGCAGAGTCAATACGCTCAACAAACGTATCATTTGAGTACAAGAACGTATGCAGTAATGTAATAAAGAATCAACAGTTCTTAGAAAGAAAGCTAAAGTCTGTGACACAAGACGCAAGTAAGCTAATTGATAATGAGATGGATGACGATAAGATTCACTATATATCGGAAACCGTATTACTTATGAGTGCAGTAAATACAGATTCTTGTAAAGAGATATTTGAAACATTAAAAAAACATATAGAAGAAGAGTAAAATATATTTGGTTGTATTCAAACAATTTATTAATTTAGCACAAAATCAACAACATGAAAAATTTATTTAAAGCACTTGCAAACTTTCAGCAAGAGGTTCCAGTAATTCACAAGGGTGCGACAGGGTACGGATATTCGTACGCAGACCTACCTGCAATCTTTGATAAGATTAATCCACTGATGAAGAAGCACGGACTCGGATTTATCCAACCACTAAACGGAGACTCACTTGAGACTGTGGTGTTCCATATAGATAGCGGAGAATCAATTACGTCTACGGTAACTATACCTTCATCTGTACAGCTAAAGGGTATGAACGACTTTCAGGTTCTTGGTTCTGCAATAACATATTTAAGGAGGTACGCCCTATCTTCAATGTTAGGACTGGTAACAGACAAGGACACAGATGCGTCTGGAGTTCAAGTTTCGGAGTCAAGGACTTCTGCTAAGACCACAGCTCCTGCTACACCTACTCCTATAACAAATAAAAACTTTTTCTAATGGTAGATTTAAATCAAAGACCACTGTCTTTCAGCTCTCTATCTCAGTTTGATATATCTCCTGTACATTATATAAATTATATAACTAAGAAGAGGCAGGCTACTCCACAGATGATGCTTGGCTCACTTGTACACTCTATGATTCTAGAGCCTGAAACTGTTGACTCTGAGTATATTATATGTCCTAAGTTTGATATGAGGAAGAAGGAGGACAAGGAGGCAAAGGCATTATTTGAGTCAGATAATGAAGGCAAATCTATAGTAGACCAAGACACTTGGGATACGGCAAAGGACATATCTTCTTCCGTATATGACTCTCCTATGGCTGTAAATATATTATCAAAGCTCAGTATGAGGGAGTCTAAGTTTGTATTTGAGAATGACGGACTACCTGTAACTGGATATATTGATGGGGTAGGCAAGAACAATGACATACCGTTTATACTTGAAGTAAAGACATCACTAACAGCAAGCCCATCAGAAGTTATTAAAGACTTTTATAATAAGAAGTACTACATACAGGCAGGAATATATAGGACTGCACTTATGGAGATGGGAATATCAGACAAGGCTCCTGTAATATATCTTGTAGTAGAGAACAGAGCACCTCATATTGTAAGTATGTTTATGGCTAGTGAAGAATATGTACAGCATGGAGTTAAAGAGTTTAATAGATTGGTATCAGAATTTAAAGACTGGAAAAATAATGGCTTTAACACATCTGGTTACTCTAAGACTGGCTCTGAGGAACTGTATGAACTTGGACTTCCTAGTTGGGTAAGATAAATATACATAGTACATTTAATAAATTTAATAAATAGGTTCGCTGTTTGCGAACAACGAACAAATATGAAAACACCTAAAGAAAAAGCTATTGAGCTTACGGACCAGTTCTATCAACATTTTCCATTAAAGTTATATGTTAAGACTACAGATGGGCAAACATCTTGGGATTACGACAGCTGGAAGGAAGCTAAAAAATGTTCAATTCATACTGCAGATGAAATATTACTTCTAGTTGATGGTGTAATGCAGGGTTGGCTTGATGCTGATATTATAGCATACTGGAAACAGGTAAAAATAGAAATAAAAAAACTATGAACTATGGCACAACAAACAGCAGTAGAATGGTTAATCAATTATTGTGAACGTGAAAATTGGAGTCTACCCTATGATATAGAAGAAATAGCAAAAGCAATGGAGAAAAAGCAGATAATAGATGCTTATACGTGGATGAAGTTGAATGATACACAAGAAAATTCAGAGAAATATTTTGGTTACACAAATGAAGATATGTTAAATGAATACTATAGCAAAATATATAAAAATAACATAACATGAATATACTTATTATAATTCTTTTAATTGGTGCCTTAATAACTGGTAATATCATATATAATGCACCTATATATGACGAAGTAAATGACAGATTTATATATAAAAAGAAGTCAAATAGCAAAAAAAACATTTCGTAATGTCGCCATATAGTACTAGTTTTGTAAACAACAAAACAATAAACCGTATAAGATGGCAAGGTATGACGAACTTAAGATACCTGTCGCTTGGTTGCCGGACTCCATTCAAGAAGAAGATTGGTGGGATGATGGGATATCAATCTGGCAGACAAAAGATTTAAACAATGAGTATGACCTATACATATTCAATGCGTCAAGGCAGATGTTTTTACACGACTATGTATATGACTTGGAAGAATCTCCGGATAGGGTATTCGGGGTTATTATGGTACCTAGATTTATTGGTAGAGTAAAACAGAACTTTGATGACTCTCTTGTATGTTACTCAAAACCAAATACTATTCTATATAAAATTAGAGTAAAGATTGTGGGTGGTCTACTTGACAGCATAAAGATATTAGGTATTAAAGACTATAAAACTGAAATATAATGGCAAAGGAAGGATTTACTCAAGATACATTAAGGAATAAATTTCCTAACGTATATGACGCTATGATGGACATGAAGCAGAACAGGGCACCAGATGGATACTATAATACATATGTCAACTTCTTTAGGAACTACCGTTCAGCAAACGGTAAGCCAAGAAAGGTATCTCTTCAGGCTATAATTGAGTACCTTGAGGCAAATGGGAAAACTTTTTCAATTACAATTAAATAAACAACTATGGCAGAAACAAAAAACACGATTTCAATCTTTAAGAACGAAGAGAAGAAGTCAGAAAAAAGTCCAGACTATTCAGGTAACGTAGAGATTAATGGAGAGAAGTTCCGTGTAGCTCTATGGGTAAAGCAGGCTAAGAACGGAAAGGCTTACTTAGGTGGTCTTGTTAGTGAAGAAACTCTAAAGCCAGCAGCACCAAAACAGGAGGTGGCAAGCAAGAGCTATGCAACAGACCTCCCTTTTTAATTAAGAAGTATCCACTAGTAAAGAAACTTATAGATGAATTGGGATTAGTCGAAATAAGGGAAGGGGATTAATTCCCCTCCCTATTTTATATGAAATTAATTAAACAGTTTTTTATACAAGAAATACCAAACTACTACGTAATAGGTAAAAAGAAGAGATACACATCTATGAATCTTTTCTATTCTAATACTCACTGGTCTATAAGAAAGGGTATAGTTGATAGAGCTAAGTCTACCCTAAAAGAACACATAGATACTTCTGTACTTAATTCAAAAGCAAATAGTATACATATTGTATATACGTATTACTCAAGTAGAACATCTTTTGATATAGAGAATAGGCTTGGATTCTGGAGCAAGGTATTCCTAGACTATGTAAAAGGAACAAAGGCTATACCTGACGATAACGTAAAGACCGTAAAGTCAATATGTTATGAGTCTGTGTACCATTCAATAAAGACAGACAACTTAAATATATGTATATATGATATATCTGACAAGAGCAACACTAAGAAATAGTAAAGGAGATACTATAACATCAGACATAGTATCGTCTCAGGAGTCTATAGATACCAATACATTGAATGACTACCAGATGAGAAGAGCACTTGAGTATAAAGGTATAACTCCAAAGCAAAAGACAAAATATGATAGTTGGAAGGACGCTAAGGTAATAAGGTTAGACATAATAAAAGAAATAAGAGGTATATTATGAGCAAGAACTTTGAAACTGCACCAGATAGAGCCTTCTCTCAGTATGACATCAAGAAGAACTTCAGGAACGACATGAAGAGGGGCAATGAACAGCAACAGCTCGTCATGGACATATTTGAAGGTGAAAGCTTTGAGATAAAGTCAGACTTTATGGCTCACAAGACAGGTAATATAGCTATAGAGTTCCAATGTAGAGGCAAGGACTCAGGGATAAGAAAGACAGAGTCTGACCACTGGGTATATAAAATAACAGAACCAGATATAATAATAATATTCAACACTGGAAGGTTAAGGAAGTTCGTTGAAGATAACATGAACACCTACAAGGTTATAATGGGAGGTGACGACTATAGCTCAAGGATGATGCTAATACCTATTAAAGAAATTCTTAATATAAGATAACTATTTTTTACTTGATTTTCCGTCTCTACCGTTTCTTGCACGATTTGTAGATGACCTCTCCATGACTAGTGCACCTGCCTTTGTATGGCTCCTATCCATTCCTAGTGCCCTCATCTTACCATAAGTTCCATCTTTCTTATTCTCTCTATTTAGTTCTGCCCTATATTTCTTCCTCTCCTTTGATGCAGAGTACTCCTTGTCGTACTTACGTTTCCTGTCTATAGATTCCTTAGACCAGTTTAGTGCCTTGTAGCTTGGGTGAGACCCAGCATATTTATTTTTTGGCATATTTCTTCTTTGTTTCCTTGTATTTTTTAACTGCCCATCCAGATATCTGAATGATAAGCCAAAGCAGGGATAGAACTGTTACGACAAATTGCAAGGTAGGAGTTAGTTTAATTAGATTCACGAAACTTAACCAAGTTAGAACTGTAGCTGGGATTCCTATAAATCCACCCCCTGTATCATGATATCCTTGCATTTTTGATAATTATTAAGCAAATATATTAAATATTGTTAAATGTTTAATAAAGAGTAGAATGTCTTGAATTTACTGAGCCTGTCAGCAAGACCATGAGTTCCTCCATTTACAAGTTTTGTAACCTTTATTACAACATCGTCAGAGCTTCCTGCATCTGATATAGAGTTTAGCTTCCTGCTGTCCCAGAACCAAGCAGCGGATAGCATTGGGTACTTAGTTGCTACAAGCTCTGGCTGTTCTAGAATATTCTCATCAACAAATTTATCAAACGATGAATAGTTCTGCTTGCCTGTAAGTTGAATATAGCCACGACCCTTAAACTTACTTCCATCGCCAGAAGCCTCATCATCATTACCCATCCTGTTGCCATACACCCTATTTGCAATAGAGTCTGCCTTACGAGCATATTTGTTCGCTGTTTCAATGTCTTTAAAGTATTTTGGGAAGGTCTTTAGTAGACCATCTGCTGAGTAGTTTAAGTTCTCTTTAGTAAACTTAAATCCTCCACTTTCATGTGCACACTGTGCAAGGAAGTGTGCAAGTCTAAGAGGTGTGTCTATCTTAAACTTATCAATTATAGATGGTATCTGTTCTGATACACCAACTGGGAGTGCCTTATTGAGTTTTGTTAGATTCATCTCTCTTTAGTGCTTTTTCATATGACGTAAACCCTAGAGATGCAGCAGCAAGACCTGCTACCGCCCAAACTATAGCATCTGAAGGCTGATTATCTTTGCCAATTACTAGAGACCAGCATAAAAATCCTGTACACACAATACCTACAAGTCTTTTACTTGATGCCTCCCCATTGCTAGATACAAATCCTCTAGACCAAGATAATAATTTCTTCATTATTATAGTTTTATGTAAAAATCTAATGCAAAATTAATGTTTTTTTGACGGTCAATAACTGCACCAAATCCATATAACCTATCCTTCTTTGACTTTAATATTACTCCAGTACCGACTCCAGACACTGTTCCATTTACAAATATGCCTCTAGCACCTAAATACAGCTGATTCTTTGGCTTATCTTTCACTATTGTAGTATGAGTTACGCTAGGGAACATTAGGTCAGAATTAGAGCTCCTAGACAGTATTTTGTTCTCCTGTATAGAGTCTGTAATATATAAGCTACCGTACTTACCAAATTTAATAGTATCTGTATATACGTTTGTCGCAAAGTGAGACATCAAAATAGAGTCGTAGTATTCTTGAATAGCCTCAGCACCTGCGTTAGAAAGACCAAATGATGGGACATCTCTATATATTGTAGTATCACGATATACATTTTTACCAGACTTGTATATAACATCTGGCTTCACTTTTATGAATACCGTGTCTGTCTCCTTATTTATTACGTCATATCTCTTTCCATCTATCTTTACCTCACTTTTAATGGCTTCAGACTTACTGCACTCAGTTCTAAATAGAGCTATAGCTAATACAATTATAATTCCAGAATATATTATGTGATACTTCATGTTGTTTGTTTACAATATGTTTATTTATCAAATTAAAGGCACCCAAATATAAGGTGCCTTTAACTATATATTAATTTTCCATCTGAATAACCTCAGCCTCAATGATATCAGAATCATCTTCAGATTTAGTGAAATCTAGTCCTTCTACCCACCCTTCTAAGAATTGATACATCTCAATCCCATCTGTAGAGAATGTAAACTGGTAAAACTCAAATGTTTCATCTAATAAAGATTTAACAGATTTATTTAGATTGCGTATGCCATCCTTAGAAAACTTATATTCACCCTTTTCATTAAGCAAAAGGCTTCCACTTTCATCCGTATTTGCATTATCAAGCCTAATATCTTCTAGCTTTTCATTATATGACTCTAGGTAAGGTTTTATCTTTTCTCCAACCTTTTGTAGCTTTTTTACTCCCTTTGTATTCTCTTTGATGAATTCTTCATTACGAAGAAGAACATTAATAACTTGAACTAAGCTCAGTAGTTCACTGTTTGATTTGTTTACTTTTGCCATTTTATTAATTTTTGTGTATATGCAAAGGTATGTACATAAAAATTCTAACCAAAATATTTTTATACTTTGGCTAGAATTTTTATATACAATTATACTACTCTTCAGTAGAATTTATTGCATCAATAATTGGTTCAATAACCTCTGGGGCTGGTGGCTCTGGAATCTTAACATCCCATGGAGCATTAGCTAGGATGTCATCAATCAGAATCTGGTCAGAATCTGTCCACTGAGCAATGATTTCCTGTGAGAAGGTATAGTTACCGTCTTTAAGGTTCTGTCCTCCCTCTGTTTGGATTGCCCAATAAGACCATCCGCTTGGGTACTGAACATAGAAATAGCCTTTTGTAGCTTCTACATTTAAGAAGGGCATTGCTGGACTAAGCTGAAATTGAATGTTTGTCATTTTATTATATTTATATTATTTACATTGCAAAACCAATTTACTACAACACTATCATCAGAACCCCATATATCAAGTATTTCATTTGGTATTGGTTGTTCTATTTCTGTAACCTTAATATCATCTTGATATAAAATCCCTTTTGCTATCCAATTATTTGAATATGCTTTTGCATTAGGAAATTCTAATTCCATTTTATTACATACATAACTATAATCCTTGCTAATATTTATCATATATATTTATTTTGTTCTTCTTGCTAATACATTCATAAAATACATTGTTCTTAATGTCGTTCCCGCCCTTTTAGCTATACCGCACCCAAAAAATGGGTCATTTGGCATTTGGGTAGGTAGTCCTGTTGTTTGTGTATTTACTAAAGTTCCATTAATATAAAACTTCATTGAAGTTCCCCCAATAAATTCAATCTCTAAAATATATACAGTAGATGCTGCAACTGCCACATTACTATCTAACCTATTAGCATATCCATTATAAAAACAAGTCCAATCACCTGCATTAATATCGTGTGAATAAATAAATCCAAAACCTTGTGTAAATACAGGATTCCATATAGCATTTGGATAAACGCCATTTCCAATAGCAATATTATATGTATTTGTAGCATCACTTAATGAAGATGGGGTTTGTAACACAAATCTCCATATAGTTGTAGTATTTGTATTTAAATAGGCAAGCTGTGTTTGACTTGTATTAACACCTGCATATCCTGTTGTTGTTGTGCCTGTATTAAATTGGATTGGCAAAGACTTTGACTTAACAACAGTAGTTGAACCAAACATATTTGCAGATGAACCTGTACCTGCAGTCTGTGCAGAAAATGGGTGAGGTATTGAACTACCGCCCATATTTCCACTATAATAAATCATTTCTTGTCCTGTTATTACAGGCTGCCATTCATTTCCAATATAAAAATATTTACCATTAAACCCATCAGTTTTATATATCTCTAATCCATCAGTAGGAGATGAAATAGCCATCATTTGTACAGATGTCATTGCCGGTGGCAGAAATCCTTTTGTAGTTGAATTTAAATGAAGTAACGCACTTGAATTAGGAGATGATGTGTTTATGCCAATAGATGTAGCATTCTCATAAATTAAACTATCAGATAAAGATGATGTACCAGATGCTTTTGGAATATATCCTGTTGTTAATGTTCCATTAATACCACCACTTGCACTTATCGTTCCACCACTTATTGTTACATTTGTTCCTGCCGTTATTACCGAACCATCCGCAGCAAGTATCTGTGCTGAAGTACCACCACTCTTTATTAATGATGATGCCGTTACAGATGATGCAAAAGTAGCTGCTGCTGTTGTTACAGCAAAAGTTACAGCAGTACCAAAACCTTGCATATCTAATAGTATAGAACCCGATGGAGAATACCATCCTCCTGAATACACATTTGTATCTCTGCGAAATATATTATATCCTGCACTTGAACCTGTTGTAGTTATTCCGCCTGCCGTTACAGATGAACTGAATGTGGTTGCACCTGTGGCTGCTATTGTTAATAATGCCGATGAACCCGATGCATATAACCTTGCTTCATTACTTGAACTTCCTGCACCATTATATTTAAAATTCCAAGAAAATGCGTTATTAGTTGAATTATTTTTACCGAAAGCTAAAAATACTTCATTTCCTACAGAAAGATTTGGAGCAAGTGAATTTATTGTTCCTACAAATGCACCATCTGCACTTGTTGACACTAATGCACTCCCACTAACCTGCAACCTATCTGTTCCATTATCCGTTGTCGTTCCCAACAATAACCTCCCACTCGCATTAAGTTTCATTGCTTCGGTGAAGGTTATAGCTACACCTGCTGTTCCACTTGGTGCTATTCTCCAAACGTGTTGACCTTGATACATATAATACATAGAAGCAAAATCTGTATTTATGTATATATCGTTTGTGCCATTATAATATGAGTTATTACCAAATACTGAATACGTATTTGCAAGAGAATATAATGATGTATATGTACCTAATTGAATAGCCTTTACAGTTCCACCCCACGCACTCGGTGTAACTCCTATACCTACGTTGCCACCGCTTGTGATACGCATACGTTCAGAACCTGCTGTACTAATGATATAATTACCTTGATTTGTATAGACGGATGCTATGTCAGAACTACCTTGATTATATCTTATTGCAGCGTAATCAGTAGCAGTATTTCCTGTTGTTGAAATTGTTATTCCTAAATTTCCTGTTCCAGATACTTGTAATTTATCATTAGGACTTATAGTACCTATACCTACGTTAGTTCCATTATCAAATATTGTACTATCTCCTAATGCACTTGTTCCTGTAAATTTAGCAATATAATTAGTTGTTCCTGTGCCTGTAATTGGATTAGTTAATGATGCTTGTCCCCCTATGTCTGACAATAATTCTGCCCCTGTTCTATATTTAATTATTCCACTATCAGATACTAAGAATTTATCTGTATCTGTAGTAGCTGCATTTATTGTATCTAATTTTAATGTTCCTGTAAATCTTCCACTTCCACCAACTTGCAAAGAACTTGTTGTATCATCTGTGACAATAGAAGTTCCTAATAATGTTCTTCCATCATTTAATATTCTTAATCTTGGTTGAATAGTAGCAGTTGTTCCTGCTGTTCCAGATATAGTAGTATTTAATTGAATATATCCATTAGCTGTATCTGCTTGAAATTGTGCTCCATAACCTGTTTGGTCATATACCCATTGACTTCCATCATATCTTAAATTACTTCCAAATATAAAATTAGAATATGCAGTTTGAATAAATCCGCTATTCCATCCTGTTTGAGCAAGTTTAACATATCCACTAAGTCCAATATTAGCGACTAAATATTTGCTTGTATTATTCCAACTAAAATCAGAAGAACTTGTTATTGTATTTGTTCCACTCCAATAACTTATTTGCCCACTTGTTCCTGTACCTGTAACAGGATTGGTTAAAGTAGTTGTGCTACCATCTGCCATTAAATATTGGGTAGCTGTTCCACCAGATTTAATTATGGAAGTAGCTGTTACGCTACTTGCAAATGTTCCTGCACCTGCATTTGTAATAACTAAAGCATTTGCAGCACCAAGTGTTTTAAATGTTATACCACCACCGCTACTATTATAAATAGTTGCAACAAGACTTCCAGATGTAAACTGAACTTGAAAATTTGCAGAACCTCCAAGAGCAACTAAAGAAGTTTGTGTACCTGTACCACTTCCAAAATTTCCTTCATCTCCCCTTAATCTACTTGCTCCTACCTCTCCATCATCCCTTACATAAAAGTATTTTGTAGCATTGCTGTTCTGGGTGTAAATCTGATATGTTGAACTTGTAGTTCCTGTACCTTTTATTTGAAGTAAACCACCAACAGTAGCTGCGTTTATAATTGTAGTATTTGATAATCGTGTAGTACCTGTTACATCTAACCTATATCCAGAATCAACAACATTTCCTAAAGAAAAATTCCCTGTATAAAACATTGTTCCATAAACAGTAGAACCACCTACAAGTTCCAAAATAGGTTTTCCAGATTGTCTTCCAAGAACTCTTAATGCAGCATTTGTGACACTACCTAAATTACTATTCGATAGAACAACTCCGTGATATGATTCAATGTTCATAGTGCTGCCATATGTATTAGCAACTCTATTATTGATATCTCCAAATCTAAAATCTACAGTCATTCCTGTAGTAAATCCATCGAACCCTACATACCTGCCATTTGCTGATTGAACTAATAAATTATCTCTGAAAATAGATGTAGAGTTAATATCTAAACCATAAGCAGGAGCATTTGTTCCAATACCCAACCTATTATTAGTATCATCCCAAAAGAAGTTAGCATTATCTTGTGCAATTGTTGTGCCGTTGCTGAATAAGACTGAACCAGCTGTTAATGATGGTAAAGTAAATGTTCCTACTGACCAAGTTCTATTTGCAGCTAAGTCGTAAGTAGTTCCATTAATTGTAAGTGTAGTAGAAGCAGATGCTCCTCCTAATCCATTTAGCGTATATGTTGGTATATTAAGAGTTGAGCCAACTAGAGTAGATGAACCACTTGCTCCTGTTGTAGTTAAGCTAAGTGTATTCTGCTTATTATTAAAAGTTGTCCAATCTGTACTGCTTAAATATCCATTTGTGCTACCACTTGATTGTGATATTGATATTGTATTACCACTAACAGATATAGGTGCAGTACCAAAATATACACCAGAACCTATCTGTGAAAAATCAATGTATGTTGTACCTATTGTAATAGGGGTAGAAGCAGGGTTACAATGCCATTGGGTATTAGATAAAGTAGAACCACCGCTTATGCTTAATGTAGCTTCAGAAAGTTCTGATGATATATTTGCATCAGCAGACCTTGTTAATATGAAAGGAGTTGAACCATTTCCTACTTGCGTAACTACATATATACCATTATTAGGCTTTAATGTACTTGTTTCGTTTTTTACTAAAACTCTATTACCTAAAACAAGTGTAACTCCATCCGTAGTCGCTGATGGTATTGCTCCATTAACTGAACCTGTTAATATTTGACCAGAACCTGTTACAGTATAAGATGGTAAGACGGAAACAGTACCTGCATTAGCAGATTGTTTCCAGTCAATTCCATTAGCCAAGTTATCTACATAGTCTTTTGTAGCTGCTCCAAGCCCAGTAACAGGGTCTGCATTTAGTATAAGATTTCCTGTCATTGTATCTCCTGCTCTATTTACAGGAGTATATCCAAGTGCTGTAGATATACTTTTATTCTCCCAAAGTTGGGTAGCTGAAGTATAAAATAGTCCTTGATTATTTGTAACTGAATTTATATAAACATTATGAAGTTCATCAAGCTCCCATCCATTCATTATCTTAACATAAATCTTTCCATGGACAGCATGAGCATATTCTATATATCCTAAAACTATTATATGACCAATAGAAGCGTTAGGCTTAATATTAGTTATTCCTCCTGCTATAGTTGGACTTAGATAAAGTACATCACCATCTACCCAAGTCTCACCCTGAAGCGAACCTGTAGTATTTATTTCTTCTAGCTGTCCAACAGTAATAACAAAACCTTCTTGATTTGTGGCTATTGTCTCAGCTACTATACCTATTGTATCTACACTATTATTATCATTATTTGCCATAGCAAGCTCTACGGCTAATCTCTGTCCTTGAGCACCACTTACTTTTACTGCTTGATACTGTGCCTTTGTTAGTGTTTGGTTTGGAGTAACTTTATTAACTATTCTTACTACTAAATCAACACCATTTTTTAAAATAATAGTACCACCCTTTAGCGTAGTTTCTGCAATGCCTGCTGTGTTGTTCCATCTTGTAGTTCCTACTGACGCAATTCCTGTTGGAGATAAATCAAGAGATAATTGCCCTGCCTTTATTTCATACTCTCCTAAATCTACATTTGTAGTAGCTCCTGTATATGGAACATATCCAGTAAGTGCAGACCCATAATTTGGTATATTTAATGTATTGCCAATTAGAGTTGAAGCACCACTTGTTCCTGTAGTTGTTAGTGTTAAATATCCCTGTGCTCCAATGTCAGCAAGAACTTCTGCTCCTGTTCTAAATCTTACCAACCCACTACTCTCTTGGACAAGAAACCTATCGGTGTCTATGCCAGCATTCGATACAGAGTCTACATCAAGCGTTCCAGTAACCGTCAAGTTGGCTAAAATCCTCATTTAGAAACATTTATTTTTTTATAATAACCCTATATGCATTTGATGCAGGAGCTGTAGCAAAACTAACAGTTACGGTATTCGCATCTGTTATAACTACATCAGCAAGAACTTCTTCAAGTGTTGCATTGTCCTTAATCATAACTATTACATCAATGCTATTCATTCCGTGAGTTACGGTATAAGATAGTGATGCACCATTGCCCACGTTAGCAGCGTAACTTCTAGCTGCTATATATGTACTTAACTTTAATGGAGTTACAATCCTTGAATCATCTGTTCCGGTATTAGTCTCGGCCTGAGTTGCTATTTCTGCAATTCCGGGTGTTGTCTCTGTAGCTATATCTCTATTAACTTCTAGCTGAATCCAATCTGATGCAAGAGTAGTGGATGCATTATCTATTTTTGCTATGATTGCATCACCTACTGCAAAGTTTACGCCACCAACAGTTCCTGCTACAGTAACGTACCAGTAGTCACCCTTCTTAGTAGTAGGTGTTCCAGTAGGGAAAGTGCCTACTGATGCATCCCATCCACCTTCAAGGTTTCCTATTCCGGCAACAAGAGAGTCTACATATGTCTTTACCGCAAGAGATGTTGGTATGTTTGTATTTGCTGCACCACTTAGGGCAGTACTTGTTATAATGTCAACTTCAGCAGCATTTGCGGTTACTCCGCTTGTATTACCTATTAATTTTAAGCCACTTATTTGTTGGAACTTAGCAAAAGTTACTTGATTGTTGCCAATCTTTATTGTAGTAACAGCCCCATCTGCAAGCTTTCCTGTAGATATACCCAAGTCTTTAACCTGAACAGCATCTGTAATTACTTCTATTGTTACGTTGTCTGGGTTTACGTCAAGAGTTACAGAACCGCTAGTTCCACCTCCAGTAAGACCACCACCAGCAACAACTGCTGTAATATCTCCAGATACGTTCACCCACTGAGTTCCGTCCCAGAAGTAAACAGCCTTATCAGCACTATTATAGTAAATCTGACCCTGAACTGGAGAACTTGGAGCACTTGCAAGGTTCTGCAGTGCTACGTTTAGTATCTGATTTTTGCTCAGGTCTAAATTTACTAATACCTTCTTTGCCATTATACTTTAGTTTATATAAGCTTTTCCACTTATAGGTGATGAGAATGTTATTGTTACTTGATTGTCTGAATTATGTCTAACCTCTCCTTCAACTTCATCACCTGCCGTATCTACAATTCCTACAGAAGCAAATTTACTTAAATTATGGTTAACAACCCAAGTAGAAGATGCAACTTGTTGGTCATGTACGTAGTTCTTATCTCCTGACACATTAAAAGAGTCTTGTACATATGTGCCATCTAAGAAGTATATTCTTAATGTATATGAAGATGAGCCAGACTGTATAACATCTATTGATTGTATTGTCTTATTATATGCGTACGTCCACTCCTGAATTTTATTAGAGTTGTATATGTTGTCTATCAGTACGCTAGGTACAACTCCACCAATTCCGCTAAGGTCTATACCAGAAAGGTCTATCCGCTCCGGTATGAGCAAAGATGAGTTGGAGTGTCCTGTTATTGAGCTGTCTTCGTTAGCTATAAGAATGCTGTCCTGTATATTATTTACAATGCTAGGAATTGGCCCAAATGAACCACTCCCACCAGAAGGTACACTCCCAGATGTTAGAGTTGTATTCTTTATACTTATTGATGGCATATTATATTATTGATAGAGATAACTTGTTACCGTCTGCAAATGAATCAATTCCAACAAGTAGGTTGGCTAAAAGCACAGACCTGTCGTCCCATTCGCTGTCCATAGAAAACTTAAGTGCTCTATTTACAAGATAGAACAGTACCTGTTTATCGTAGTCCTCTTGGTTCAGTGTAGTTGTCATCTTTGAGTACCCGGCTTTTGCCCAAGCAGACCAAAGCCTAACTCCTGAATTTCTGATATTTGTTAGTTCTTCTGTTGTATACATTAGAATAGGCTTATTATATAGTTATTTATTCTATCTATTGCGTCTTGGCTAGACTGAATGTCTCCTAGCTCTGCCATAAAATCTGACAGGTCAAGCTCCGCTGCAAAGAGGCTCAGGTTCTTTATGTACACCTTGTCGTCTCTTAGCTTAGGATTATTCTTCATATTAAGCACATACTTAAGATACTTGGACTTCTCTGTTACGTTTACTGGATATATTCCGTAGTCCTGCCTCTGAGAATCTGTAATAGTAACACCAGTGGTGGTTATCTCAAACTCAAATCTATATGCTGCACTAGGTAGGTTATTTGCTCCAGTAGCATCAAACGTAAGGCTTGTACCAACAAATGTAAACGTCTTCCATGGGCTTCCGGTATCTGTAGTTCTATATACCCTTACTACCCTAGCTGTGGTGTCTGCTAGGTCTACGGTATTTCCTCCGCCAGATGTCTCAGTTCCCCCGTAGTTACTGTTATCTACAAATGTTATTTTAGTTGCATCGTATGCCACCTGAACGCTCAGGTTTGCTTGAAATATTGCCATTTTTTACGTTTTTACAAAGATACTTAATATAGTTTTATTTACTGTTTGTTCCTAAGCTCCTCTACGTACCTCTTAATCTCATCTCTTATAAATCCGACCTGTGGCTCAAAGTATGGGTTTATCTCTCCGTTGTTCTTTACCCTCATCCCTCTCTGATTTAACCTTGTTCCAACGTCCCCAGACTTCATTAGACCCTTATCATATAGAGACCTTATGAACTCTGTCTTAGATGAGTCTGTCTGCTTTATAGTCTGAATTGTCTCATTTATTGCATCTATCCTAGCGTCTGATGTCTGAATACCAAGAATCTGCCTTATCATAGGGTCCTGTATGTCCTTCTTCGCCATGTCTTGAAACTCTCCGTCAAACCACTGCCTTGCTATCTTCTTCTTCTCTTGGTCTAGCTTAGGATATTCAGACTTTATGAACTCAGTCTTTAGTGACAGGTACGCCTCCTTCCTTGTCATTGAGTCTACTAGACTGTCAAATTTAGGAACTACCGACAGTGCTAGATTCTCTTTAAATTCACCTCTGTCCTTAATCTCATTTAGAGATATACCAACAAGATTTTGATTCACCTTTGAGCCCTCCTTGAAATATCTCTGAGATATTCCAGAAGCCTTTAATATCTGACTAAGTGCGTCCTTGCCGTACCTCTCCTCAAATAACTTCTTCTCTGATGTAGCCATCTCTGAGCCATATATCAATAGTCCACTAAATGGGTTGTTCTCAAATGGTATTGAGCTTACAGCAGCCTCAAGCCTCTTTGGTGAAATTCCTTCAGGAAGGATTGGGCTTATTGCACCCTTACCTATCTTCTGATATATTTCAGATGCTCTTCTTTCTCCAATTTTTGCACCTTCAAGGTAGTCGTCTGTCTCCTTCTCATACGCAACTACGGCTTCCTGCCTATATGGGTCCCTATTCATGAAGTACTTAGATATTCCAGAGTACAGTGGGTTTCTTGAAGCTACCTTCTCAATATTTACAAATTGAGCTAGTGGAAACTCTTCAGATACATTTAATACAATGTCCTTCATATCTTTTGAAAATGACCTGTCATCATAAGATAAGTTCTTGTCAATTATACTTCTCTGTATAGACCTACTAACAAGTGAGTTTACTGGAACTAAAAAGCTTGGTAGCTTTACGCTTATAAATTTATTTTCTGACTCAACGAAGAACAGTGGAACTCTGTTGTCCTTGTCGAACTCTGACCACTTAGAGTACGCCAACCTCTTCTTCTCCTTAAGCTCATCATCGTCCCACTCTCCTATAGCAGATAATAGTAATAGTGCTCCATATGCAGCAAACTCCATTGTATAGTACAGTGCCTTAGACTTGTTCTCCTTAGCAGAGCTTAGTACCGACCTCTGAATCTGTATTGCAGCATTTAGATATGGTATTATCTTATTTATATCTGAGCCGTGCGTACCCTTCCTATGGAAGTCTGCCGTAGACCTAGCCACAGCACCTGACTCTATCCTTATGTCTTCTAGGTCCTGTCCTGTAGGTTCTGAACCGTTCTCTGACTTGAAGTCAGCAATCTTAGAGTCCCTTACGCTCCTGTATAGTGCTACCTTAGACATCTGTTCAGTCGTCTCGGTAATCTTCTTTGAGCCTATAATATATTGCTTTAGTCCGGGCACGTTCCACTCCTCTATGATAGTTTCCAAGCTCTTGTCTTCCTTTCCAAGTAGACCTCTCTCAAAGCTTACAGAGCCACCGTTATAGAAGTTTGTAGTTGCACCGTACTTCGTAGCCTCAACGTAGTCAGGGCTATTAGACTTTATATCTCTAGCAGCAGCAAGTGTCTTTACAAAGAACACAGGGTAGTCAACAAGAAGTGGTACGTATCCTCTCTGTTTTACAGTTGCAGCGTACGCAGATATGCTATCTGGTATAAGCTGTGCAATACCAAATACAGGATTTATACCTGTCGCTATTACTCTAAGCAATGTAGCTCCTGTAAGGTGGCCAACAAATGTCAAGCTACTTGAGCTCTTTTGGTTGTCGTTGTTCCATGCCTCAGCGAACCACTTAGGTACAATTATGTCTTTCCTCTGTCCATTAAAGTAGGTCTTTATGTATTCCTCACCATCTCTTAATGGTACCTGTACCGCATAGTACCTGTCTCCCTTCTCGTCCGTTATAATCTCAGCATCTGCAGTCATCTGACCAGAGCTTGCTACAGATTCATTTACAGCCCCTTGAGAAGAAATTAGTGAGTTATTTACCTTCTCTACTCCTTTAAATGGAAGCTGCTTCTGACCAGATGGAAGTTCTTTTAGTCCCTGTGGCTTCTTGCCCTCAGCTACCATCTTTGCGTTCATGTCAATAGCGTCTACAGAAGGTATCTTGTTGTCTCCTTCTATAAGAATATATCTTGTTCCTATTCTTATTCCAGACTCATCAAACGACTCTTTATTTTCGTCTACAAGATTATAAAATCTGTTTGTTGCTCTGTTCTCAGCTATAGAATACTCTGAGGCGTATATAGTTGCCTTTAGCATTCCCTCGTAGTCGCTTACGTTAAGCCTCTCGCTTCCACCCTTAAGCTTCTTAGTCTTTAGTGTTCTATCTGTAGCATATGACGTTGAAGGTCTTGCCATAGAAAGTATAGGGTCTGAAAGTATTGAGCTTATGTATCTTGTTGGAGCATAAAAGAACTTAGACAGGTAGTTGTAAGAGTCCTCTGTTATTAGTCCAGCATCTAACCTGTCCTTCATCATTCCGTTGAAGTACTGGCTGTATGCCTCAGAGCGTGTCATCATCTTAGCAAATTCTTCCTCTCCAATAGTATTACGTACCTCTTGCAATAGGTTATATGCCTGAGACGCAGTTACCTGACCCATTGCAAACTCTGTATCTAGACTCTCTCCTACGTAGTTTCCACCTTCATCAAGCATACCATTCTCAATAAGCCTTTGCTTATTTCTATTGTACTCATTAATATATTGTGTTACGTCTGAACCAGACTTTGCGTCAAGCATATTTTTATATGCCTGAATCATACTCTTATACGTATCGTTCATCTGGTTCTGAATAGATATAACTCTTTGATAACCAATTAATTGGTTAAATAGTACATATTCTGAAATCTTTGTCTCTCCGAACTGGTACGTCTTTTTCTTGGACAGTCCTCCGAATATATTTTTTACAGCGTCTTGAGCCATAGACATAGCTGTAGTGCTCGCACTGTTCCTTGTAAGAAGATATGCCTTTACTAGCTCTCCTGCACGACCAACTGATTCTAACAACTTGATTACGTTGTACTGGTTGTCTAGCATACTAACCTTTATTGAGTTGCTTACTCTAGACAGAAGTGATGGCGTAGATTTTTTAATCTCTTTTAGGGTTCTCTCTCTGTCCATAATCTGACCCCTCATCGTCTCCTTTGCCCTGTATCCACCAGTTGATGTCTTTATCATCTCCTCACCAACCTTGCCCTTCTCTTTACCGAACGACTCCCAGTTGTATTCCTTTTTAGTTACAGCACCACCCTGCTCTCTAACTGGTCCAACCTCTCCAGTTGGAGTAGGACCTTGAGGGCCCTCTGGGAGCTGTTCTCCTATAGGAACTATTTCACTCATTTTTTGAGCAGGCTCTCCTATATTTACATATTCTTCCTGAACAGAAGATATTGTCTTTCCAGATAAAACATCTTTTAGTGCCCCACCAATAAATTGCTCAAGTGTTAATTTCTCTATTTCATCAGGCTTCAAAGACCTTAATGAAGGAAATTGTTCTTGAAGAAACTTCCATAGACCAACAAGCCATTCTTTAAATTTAGACTTTTGAGCTGCATTTGTTATAGTTTCTCCACGATTACCAATTAACATAGCAAGAGCTTCTTTCCTTGCTTCTAGCGTATCTCCAAGTTGAGATTTTGATTTTATAAATTCATCAGTTCCTTCAACAAGAGATATACCCTTGTTAAATAATTCTGGATTCATATTTTGGGTATAGTCAACCCATATGTGGCCCATTTCATGTATAGCTGTATTTGCTGTAGATATTGATGGATTTAAATATATTTTACCATTAGTAGTAAGTCCATATATTACTTCACCGTCTTTTACATATTTTTTTACATTTTGTGATGAAACTATATCATCAAAAGATTGCTGGTCTGTAAAAAATGTAACATCCGGGAATGATAAGTTTAAGAATCCTATTAATTTAGATAGTTCAGATTCTTTTTCAACTAAAGTTTTACCTCTAAATATTGCGTTTGATAATCCAGAAGGCATTGCTCTGCTTACAGCCTCACCCGGAGTTATTTTCTTTCCACTAGATACAGAATCTGTAATCTTTTTTACAGCATTACCATATGCTGTTGGCATTATTGATGCTAAATGAGCAGTATCCTCAACTACTCCAAGACCCATTCCTTTTAATGCAAATGGATAATTTGGATGTCCAGACTTTTGAATTGAATCAGATTTTGTATCTATTCCAACAAATCCTATTACGTGTCTGGCTGGAACATTTTTGATTGAAGGGTCCCTAATTGGCTCAGTCATCCAACCAAGATGAATTTTCTTTATATCTTCCTTACCAAGACCCTCCATAAGGGCTTTAGTAACTGGCTTGTCAGCACGAAGTCTATTAACATCAGTAAGAAGTCCAACTTCTCCAGATGTTATTCTATCCATTACTAGTGGACGAGTATTTATATTTAACTGAGCTATATTAGCTATAACATCTGTTACAGATTTATTCTGTTTTAAATAATCCTGATATATCTGCTTATAACCATTTAATGAATTTCTTTCACTAGGTGATAACTTTTTTGTTTTTGATAGAGCATCAAGTCTATTCATATTAGACTTAATATCTTCAACTAATGCAGTATATGCATTTTTTAAGTTTTTCTTTGGAAGTGAATTTAAATTATCTAAAAGAACTCTAAAAACAGCTTCATTTGAATTTATAGCTTCTGTTCCCATTTTAACTACAGCTACTGGAACTATTCCATCTGGATATAATTCTGGATTTTTTCTATAAATCTCTTTTGCGGTATTCAATGTATCCTGTGCAGTAGCCTCATCTGTATAAGCCCAAGCAAATTCAGTATTATCTTCTGTGTAATTAAATCCAATTCCACCCATCAGCCCAGATATAGTATTACCTGTAGCTGGATTTACAACATCCCCTGTAGTAAGTTCATCTGATATAGTAACCATTATTGGCTTTCCTATAAAATCAGAAATTTTTACAACTTTTGGAGTTGCTGCATTTTGTGGTCTTGATACAATATTATTTACATCTGCCTTTACTGTGTTCTTTATTGCATCATCAACTTTAAACTCAACAGATGAATCAGATATTGAATTAATTTCTTTTGTTATATCAGATGTTAAATCTTCTGAAACATTACTAGTCTGAAACTGAACTGGTACACCTTTTGCGTCAAGCATACCTTTTACCTTGTATGACTCATCTGTCCAGTTGCCATATTCTGGATTCTTAGCATATACAAGTCCACCTATCTGAACTACCTCTTCTGCTGACTTTATAGGTCTTCCTCTCTCTTGACTACTTCTATCATAGAAGTACGAGTGCCTAAATGGATTCATACCAACCTGTACCCAGCTAGGGTCATTGACTACTTCTTGCATAATCTTCTTTGCAGATTCACCCTGTTCTTGCATGGTAGCACCTTCCATGTTCTGCCACTTTCCAAACATCCTACCTATTGTAGTTTTCGGTACTCCTGCAGCTATAGATAGTGCAGCTTTTGGTTCAACTCCAAATTTTACATCAGTTATTTTTGCTACGTTTCTATAAGATATAGCCTTGCCTGCATTTGTATCTCCTTCGTGCACAGATACAACCCATGTATTATTATTTGAATATGCTGGTATATCTAACCTAAGACCAACTATAGAGTTATCCTGTATTGGAGAGTTTACCTTTTCGACCTTATCTTTACTTAAAGACCTTGTAATATCTTGCTCAGTAGCAGGCTCAAAGAATCTAGTTATAGGTGTTATTGGGCTGTTCTCTGATACTGTAGCACGGTACTCCTCATTAGTTATTTTTCCTTCCTTTAGGTCTTTTGCTGCCTCAACAACTATTGGGTTCCTAGAGGATATTGATGGGTCCCCCTTACCCTCTGGAGACCTTTCCCATTGAATACTTATTTCTCCCTGTTTCTGAAATTGAGGTGCTACTTCCTGCGTGCTGCTGACAGGGCGATTGCTAATATCTGCTTCTGTGGGCGTTTGTGCTTGGACTGCTTCAGCTCCCTGATATTGGCTGACACCGCCTTCTGGAGTGATTTCTTGCTTAGTCCTACTGCTTTCTTTAGTGGCATCTTCTTTTTGTTTTTGTTGTGAATTAATGTCTTCGTTAGCTATATCTAATATCTGCTTATTTAATTGCTCTGCTAAAGAACTTGCCTCCTTCTTAAATACATCATCAAGATTTTCTGACTTCTTTATAAGGTCGTCTCTCTTGTCAACCAAGTCTATAATCTTAGACTTAGCTTCAGTAGATAGAATGTCAGGCATCTTTTGCATCTGCTGAAATGCCTTTTGTGTTTCATCTTTAAGCTGCTGACCTTGTTCTTGAGATATCTGGCCAGAACCAACAAGAACGTCAATTCTTTCATTAGATTTTTCTATACCAAGACCATCAACTATAATTGCAATGTCTTTTTTATTTTGTGGCTTGTTGTTCTTTGCATTTTCAATAAACGTACCATGAGCCACCTCAACACTACCCGGTCCTGCTTCCCCTATGGCCTCCATTAAAATATCTGTTGGACTTGAAATTTTACCAGTCTGAACTAGTTGACCAACAGCCTCACCTCCAGCACCAAGACCAGACTGGACACCAAGTTCTGTAGCTCCTACTAAAAATCTTTTGGCCATAGTTTCTGCTGGCTTTTTGGTAAGAGTACCAGCAACACCCATACTGACCATATCAAAAATAGCAACAGGTATACCCTTAAGGTATCCGTCTATCTTTAATTTATTCATTAATTCTTTGTCCTGAAAAGCTTTTCTTATATCTTCTGCAGATGTTATATCGTATCCAGCATTAGACATACCATCTATTATAGCTGAACTTGCTTCTAGATTTAATGATGCTAATCCTATTCCAGCCATCATACCAGAGCTATATCCTACAGCAGTTCCTGCACCCGGAACAATACTACCAAGTGCTGCTCCAGTTGCACCTCCAGCTGCCATCCTTGTTGAGCCATGATAATACAAGGCAACAAGACTTTCTAAAGTCAATTCAGATATTATTCCTAATGGATTTTTTGAGAATGTCTCTATGCTTGGATTTTGGTAAAAATTTTCAAATGCCTTTGAAGACCTAGCCTCCTGTTGTAATTTCTGTATATTAGCTAACTTGTCTACATCCACTCCACTAAGGTCTGCAGAGATATTTAACATATCTGCGGTTTCACCCATAAGTGCACCTCTCTCTATTGCCCTGCTAGCTATATTTTTAAATACTGATAAGTTGTAAGGATTTTCAAATTCAATATCTCTTATCTCATTAGATACAGATAGTGCGTCATTTTTTGAATTTATATATAACTCTTTACCTAGCTGTAGATTTGATTTATCTATCTGTTTACTTTCTGAATCTTTTATTAGTTTAGCTGCAGCATTTATATCTATAGATACACCAATCTTATCAAGGTTAAGTATTGCAATTTTTCTATCAGCTTCACTTGATAAAGGGTCTTTAATTGTATTTATATATGACTGATACTCGCCCTGTTTACCATATGACAAAGACTTCAATCCAGAGTACTGTCTTGGAGTCAACAATGACTTTAATTCAGATGATTCGTACTCATTTATAAGTTGTTTTGATTTTGAGTAATATGCTGGGCTAAATTGACTATTTATAAACGAATCTCTCGTGTCCTTGTTGTTTTGAATATCCGAGAATTCATCCATCATGTTATACACAATGTCCGTCCTCTTCCCTAGCTCATTTTGATTGTTGGCCTTGTTCGCCATTGACATATACTGTCTAACTCCACTAGCTGTTGACTTAGACTGCTCGTCACCATTATCTAATTCATTTAACTTATCCTTTAGAAATGTATTTATGTATGACGTAGAGTTTTGAAAAGAGCTATAGATATTATCAATTTCCTGCATAGGAAAAATATCCTTTGGCTCAACAAACTCTATCTTAGGTGCCTTTATTTTTTTTACAGGATTTACATCTATTGACCTTGTCTCAACTTCTACCTTAGCTATATCCCTCTTGGGCTTTTTCTGCTCTGGCTCAGATAATATAGGCTCTACTAGAGGTGCTATATTTATAGATTGATACTCTGAACTCTCTGTGTCTAAAGGATTAAAATTTTGTTCAAAATTCATATTATTGCTATATAAGCAAAGATATGAGTTTTATTGTTTTCTTCCTGCAGAACCTACAGATGAGAAGTATGCATTAATCATAGCCATAGCTGTAGACTTATTTGTCTCACTTGGAGTCAGGTCAAAGTTGTATGAAGCTCCTTCTGAGTCCCACTCGTCAGGATTCTTCTGTGCCTTTATTTTATTTCCTGAAAAGTCAACCTTCCAAGACTTTGTACTTAGTGCACCCTTCATCTTATCCATTACAGCCTTAGCCTTATTTGCGTCTCCACTAAATAGGTCATTCATATATTGACCCATAAGTGCAGCGTCTTGTGAAGACTGACTAACCTTACCGCCTGTTCTAGTTTTTTCAAATCGTTCTGTCTCATCTGGGGCTGGCTTATATTTTCTTGCTACTAGCTCCATCATAGTGTAGTCTACAGGAGTAAAGTCCTTTATGTCCTTTACTGGCTTTTCAACTTCTTTCATGTACATTGTATACAGCTCATATCTAGTCTTAAACTCAGGGCTTACGCCTTCTGCGTTAGATGTCTTAAAGTTCTGAAAACTCTTAATTACTCCAGCAGAGTTTACAGCTGGAGCATTTACGGCATCGTATGCTACTGTCTCTAAGTCAGAATATGCAGGTATCTGTTTCTTCTCTGTCCTTATAATCTTCTTGCTGGCATCTCTTACTACGTGGTCCTGCTGAACTACAGATATCTTAGGAATATAGGACTCATAGACTACACTTGGGGCAGTATATGCCTTCTGTGTTATAGATGTCTTATTTGGCAAATCCATTGAAGGGATATATTCTCCCTTTAATATGTTTTGATATGCAGTTGATAGCCTTGAAGATTCATCATCAAACCCTTCATATTTATTTTTCTGAAGTGTAACTACCTGAAACATCGCGTCCTTTACCTCTTTTAAAGCACCTACGTTCATTCCAAGTGTCTTCATCTTCTTCTCCATCAGGTCTTGAAGTGCGGTATATTCTGTAGAGTTAATCTTTCCTCCCTTATGTATAAGGTCCTTTATGCTTCTATTTAACTTCATTATCTCATCAAACTGACCAGTAAATGCAGTCTTTTCTGATGTGCTCAGGTCAGTACCAAACCTCTCTAGGTCAGACTGATTCTGCCTATATACTGTATTTGCTACAGATGCCCTCTGCTCTTCCCTCTCTTTTTCTCTTTTCTGCCTCTCCTCTTCCTGTAATACAAAGTTCCTTCCAACTTGGAATCCCTGCAAAGCTTCTTTTGCAGCAGCACCATAGTCTACGTATCCTGTTTGTACTAATTCTAATCTTCTGCTCATAATATTTTTTTATATAACTATATTCTATCCCATTTTACCTATAGCTGCCCCTGCTACCTGACCTCCTATCTGACCAAGAGCTCCGATTGCTGAAGAAGTCTGTGCTCTACCTGCAGCCAAATCTGCCCTAGAAGACTGGTACTTGTTTGCCCACTTCTCCCAGTCCATCTGCTGCTTCATCTGCTGCTGCTGAGCCTCTAGGCCACCAGCCTGTGCACCTAATTGATACCCTGTAAGACCTGCCTGCTGTTGAGCCTGAAGTCCTCCCATCTGTGCACCATATCCTAATCTTCCAGCCTCTACGCCTGTCTGATATCCAGTTCCAAGTGCCTGCTGTCTTAGCCCTGCTCCGTATTGCTTTGCCTGCATATACTGTCCAAGTCCAGCCGTCTGAGCCTGATACGCCTGTCCTACAAGTCCTGATATTCCTTGCTGCTGCTGTCTTAGTATACTACCTGCAAGAGCTCCTCCCATCCTTCTATCAGTCGCACCCTTCATTGCACCGGCAGACTGTTGAGCAAGTAGGTCTGCCCCCATCTGTGCAGCAGGTCCAAGACCTCTCTGCATGGCCATCTTACCAAGACCCTCTACTCCTGTAGCTGCCTTTTCTGCACCTGCCGTGTACTGCTGTGCGAATTGTTGTTGCTGTTGTTGTAGCTGTTTTGCATATTCAGTACCTGTACCTGCCATCTTGTTAGCTAGGTCCATCTGCTGATTTGCAGTCTGTGAAGCTTTAGCTATGTTCTGCTTATAGAAATCAGGTATGTTATATGAAGGTTCCTTAGACTCAAGTGATGATATCTGCTTCTTTGCCTTCTTTGTCCTTGAAGCACCTGATATAATACCAGCTCCTGCTGAACCTAATGCAACTGCTCCACCTATTATTGCTATTGCTCCGAAACTCATAGTGATATTTTTTTATTTTCTAATACTATTTTTAATAATTCATTTTCTCTGTCTTCAAGTAGCCTACACTCAATCTCTTTTAAATCTTGCGAGTCTTCTTCGTTTAGGTGATATGTAGTCCATATGCAGTCCTCTATTATATAGAGTATCCTTCTCGTCCCCGGCTTAGTTATTCCTGTATACGGTGCTTCAAACTCCTCCCAGTCCTTTCCGTCTATAGACACAGCAACCCTACCTTTAGATATGGTATATGGATGCTCTGTCTTATGTATTTTACTCGTCACAAGAGTACCAGTAGGCATGAATATCTCCCTAATATACATACCCGGAGTAAACCTGTGGACGAGTGGACATTCAAAAACTTCATAGTTCTCAGCCATAAATGCCTCAAGCTCATCTACCCTTCCATCATTCTCCCTTATAATTACGTCTTTACTCATCAGTTTATTTTTGATTCGTTGTATCCGTATTTAAGTACAAGCAAAGTTACATAATTAGACGGTGTCAAAGACTTTAATTCTATTATGCACCAGTTTCCCCTAATTGGCTTACCAGTAGTAGGTGTAGCAGCTCCGCTGTCTCTCAAAAATGGAGCGTTATAGAACCCTTCCTGATTTCTAAAATATGTATAAGGTATTGAAGAATCTACAACATTTGCAGAGCCCTTTACGTACTCAGCTGGCCACATAGAGTTTCCAACTTCTGTAAGAGTCATATATATCTTCTTCATTATTGGGTTCTCATTAAGAATAATCTTAACCTTTGCATCTTGCTGAGAGCCAAAAAAGTTACAGTAGCTTACACTTGACTTATGCTCCCATAGAGAGCCAGTAGTGAAAGATGTATAAAGCTTATTATTTAGAGAATTTATAGAATATGGATAGTACGTATAAAAAGAGTCAAATCTCTCAGTTCTTTCAGAGAAAGATATCGTAAACTTGTCAGAGTCCTTCTCACTTGAAAATATGACTATTCTGTTCTCAGAGTCATATCCAGCTACGTATCGTGCGTCATTCTTTATATTTTCAGCAGCCCATATATTCATGTTCGTAGTTATAGATATTGGGGTTATACCCTCAAGACCTAACCTACATACCGCCTTCCTTATGTCATCTATAAAGTAGTCTGCATATGAGTCAGAAACAAGGCTACCTACTGCGTTGCCTATAGAGTAGTTTCCTGCATAGTACTGTACGTTATTGAACAGCTCCGTAGATAGGGTAAGGTCTGTCCCACCAGATGCGTTAGTTATTATTGATTGGTATACTGGAAGTACCCCAACCTTGTCCTCCTGATAGCACCTCAACATCCTGTCCCTTACTGCAAGACGCTTAACTGGACCAAAAGACGCATCTAGGTCTTTAAAGTCAAGGTAAAGGAACCTATTAAGTCCGTTTACGTTACTATTAAACTCAAGGTTCTGAGACCATCTAACTGTAGCTGGGAACTCTCTCTCCCTAGCCTGCTTATCTTCAATGGCCGGTCTTCCATTCTTATTTATTTTAGCTAAGAACAGCGGAGACATACTGTCCTCCTCAATCAAGTAGTTCTTAGTAGGCACAGATGAGTAGAACACACGCTGCACAGAGTCCACCTTTCCTCCTATCGGAGTTGCTGTAGAGCCTTCAAGTATTACGTAGTCAGACTTGTATACACAGTCTCCAGCTAGATTCATCTCTATATTATCTCCGAGAGTATATGAAGCTACGTCATACGTCTGAGGTATCTCGTAGTACACATCACCCTGACTTCCTGTAGAAGAAATCTTCTTCTGCCTTAAAATCTTTGCCTTAATCCCAACTATCTGGGTGGCTCCTGAAGTGTCTCCAGATGCCTGAATAAATGTCTTTGCAGACTCCTCTACCTGAACCCAATTTCCAGAAAGCTGAACAGTTGTTCCATCTGACTGATAAAATTCTGGGTCAATAAGTAGGTCTATAATCTTATAAACCTTTTGATTTAATCCTATTCCGTTATATGAACCTCCAACAAGTTTATTTTTATAGTAGTCATAAACAAAAGATATCTCGTCTCCACTCTGGAACGTATATCCTAAGTTACTGATTCTAAGAGCAAGTTGTTTTGGGGATGTAGATTCTTCTGCCGGCAACACAGAGCCATTAACTACGGATACATTTACATATGTATCAGTAACGAATCCTGTAGTTGTCTGATACTTAAATCCAGATATTGAGTACGGAACTGGTAGAGATAGTGTAGTAGAGCCAAGTGCTGCAATAGATGTAGCAGCTCCACCACTTACTGCATAGTATATAGTATCTGACAGGTTATTCGTTATTGTAATGTTTGCATTTGATGCAGCTACATATTCATTTACATCATGTATACTTACGCTATTAACTGTATATCCAGATGGAACAGATTGAGTTGTAGTGAATGTAGAGCCAGTTGTTAGTGTTCCAGTATATATGTAATCAAGATATGTAGTAGTTCCAACTGGGTATCTTCCCGGGAATCCTCCAGAATAAGTTCCATCAAAATAAAATCTAATCTTTATATTAGTTACTGGAGTTGAGCCTATATATTGGAACTGTATCTGATAGCTTCCGCCTACATTAGCTATATTAGAAACAAAAAAAGTACCATTTGCTAGTGGATTTACATAGCCTCCGGGACTACCTGCAGTATTAACAACAACTGTATAGTCTGTTCCAGATACCGCAGACACAAGCTTCTTATATTCAAATACCATCCTGTTTGGGTCTCCTACAGGCTTATTTCTGTATGTTATTGATTGTGGAGAGGCAGATGTATTAAAATATAATGTAGATGGTGCATTTGTATCACAGTTGCTATATGCAATCTTTAAGTACTGACCAGTCCCATATGACTTAAAGAACGGTATATCTCCCTGTGGGCCTCCATTGGCCACAGAAGGGAATGTAATATTAGTCAAGCTACACGTCTCACCAGTTAATGTAAGTGATGAGTACTTGTAGTCTATTACGTCTGTAACTACCTCTGACTCGTAGTTGTTGTCGTCTGTTATCGCAAGTCTAAAGTACTTAGACCAAGACGGTGCAGATGACGCTATCTGTATATTTGGCAGGTACGTCTTTCTAGTCTTCCACCAGTTGTCTCCAGTAGCTGCAGCAAGTAATGTCTCGTCCCAGTGTATGTGGGGGACATTTAATACCATAGTATTATTTGTAAAAACTCCTGAATTTCTTCCATATTCATCCATATATACAACACCAACCTTATACTTGCCTCCCGGATTTAGAACTAAATTTGATGCAGTATTTACATTACTACCAAAGAACATCTTATTTTGACCTACATATGTATTATTTGTAAGCCCAACAGTAGATGATATAGGCGACTTGTCATAGCCCTCTTTAAAGTTACCATATACCACTACGTTGCCATTTACTACTTCCTGAGCCTTAGCAGATATTGGTACATAGTCGTACTGAAGCACGTCTGGTGCCTCTGAATTATCCAACGGTATCTTCTGGCCAGTTCCAGTAAATGTATATAGTATTGGAGAGCCTGTAGAGTCTATGGTATCTATAGTATAGAAGTTGCTCCATATACCATCAAAGTACTCCCTATATATAATTTCTAGGTTCTTTACATTTGACTCACCTGACTGTATTGTAAACTGTACTGCGTTGTATGCTATAGAGTTGTCTTCAGGTAATATATTTGTCTCATTGAATATATAGTACGGTGCAAGTGAGTTAGACATAGGAGAGAACACAGACTTCTCATAGTCGTCATATATATATCTATATGAGAACTGATACATCTTGTTCTGTATAGTAAGGTTACCATTAGATACTCTTACAAAGTTTATATTAAGAGGCTCTATAACTGGTGGCTTCTTTATTACAGTAGTAAATGAAGCAAGTATGTTAGCACCGTAGTCTCCGTTCTTTGCTTTCCTTATATTTATCTTTCTTGGAACACCGTCCTTATCAAGCCAAAATAATAGGTCTCCCTCCTCAGTATTATCTGCCCTATTTATTATTCTAATGTTATGACACTGTACAGACGTAGATAAATTTATAGCTCCTGAATCTGCATTTGTACCACACTTTATAATAATTTTATGTATCCCAGTTATCTGGCTAAATTCTGTAACTAGGTGATTCCCTGAAGAGTTTGCTATAAGATATATTATAGCATCTCTTAATGTATTCTTTACTGAACCTACAACTACATAACTTGAGCTAAGTGTAAAGTTAGTGACTCCGTCTAAGTCCTTAAGAAGAACTTGAGAATTACCTATGATGTTATTAATACCGCCATATGTGGTTATATTTTTTGCATCAAGGTAGTCTCCAGATGGAACCAACTCGTTGTCGTAGTCTGAATTTAGACCTCCATTTATACTCTTGGGCTGTAAATATTGTGCCATATTTATTTTACAATGAGCTTCTCATTATCAAATGAAACATCTCTCGCTTCAGAAGGAAGGAACGGATGTATTCTTGACTTAAGAAGTCTCTTTTGGTTATAAAATTCGCTTCTCCTAATTGATTTTTCTGACATATTCATCTTTCTTCCAGTAGGCATATACTGCGAATCTTTCCAAGCTATATATGATATTAGTGCCTCTTCTGCTATCTCTGGTATCTCAGCATCGTCCTCATCTATAGAAGCCATATACTCTACTATTATGTAGTCGTATGGGAACTCAGGATTTAGAATCATAGTGTCCTCATCTATTGTATATGTACCTATAAACGTAGTTTTACTATATGCACCAAATGCCTTATAGTCAGAGCTTCCGTTAATTGAGTTAAGATACGCAAAGTCCCTAAGTCTTGTATTATCAACTGGAGCCGTTGCAAAGTCATCATCATTAAATCTAGATGTCTCTGTCTCAAGCTTTCTAAAAGCAGTTACTGTGTCGTCCCTAACGATTGATGCAATCTGACCTACGTTATTTATAACTCCAACATTTAATACGTTTAATAGGTCTGTAGGGAGCTGCAAAGTCTTATTTGGTAGAACCTCAATCCTAATTGTCTTAGGAGATGAAGTCACGTCAAGACCTATCTCTTTTGTTCCTCTCACTGCTATGTCATACAACCTCCTAAAGTGACCATTGTTATAGCCAGCTTGAGATATAAACCTGTATATTGCCTTTGATATTTTCATCTATTATTCTTTTCCAATTCTTGAAGCTGACTCCTCCTGTCTCCTCTTGTCCAAAAGACCTACTGCGTAGTCTATAGCAAATGGTATTATATCTGCAGGAACATTTAACTCATCGTCAAGATTATTCCCATCTGGAGTTCCTATAAGCCTAGCAGACATTGTCTTACTTGTAAGAGGAATCTTTGATAAGAACTGTAACTTACTTCCGTTTATATAGTACCCTATCCTGCCTTTTTCCATAGGAAGTTCGTCCCACAAGAAAATCTCCTGAGAAGATATTGGTACAGGTTGTTTTTCGATACCGCTTACCTTTATATTAGATATAGTTACTCCTATCTTTGAACTAATCGGAGTATAAGCCAACTCTACTGAGTTGTCAGAAGATATTGATAGACCTGTTACTGTAACATAGAAAGCATCAGATATAAACTCCTCATTATCAAGCTGAATGTTACCTACATATGCCCTCTGAGCAGATATTGCAATACCCATATTAAGTAATAGGTTTACCTCTCTGTCAGAGTGTGAAGCATCTACAGGAACAAGTCCACCATAGTGCGTCCTCTTAACTATCTCAATAGCTTGTCTTCTTGTCATGCATCAACCTTTTTAATATTTCCAAACTGAATAAGGCTTGGGTCTTTAAGATTAATACCAAGATAACCAAGAACCCTGAATAATACGTTATTTACTTTATTGTCAGACCACTCTACAGATGTACTATCAACTACAATCCTCTTTGTTGGTTTCTTGTAGTATGT